GCCCAAGCTATTCGCTTGCCATGTCACTGTGCTTCTAAAAGCAGAGTAACCACAATTCATCCGATTACGGGTTTCCCTCGTAATCCAATGACTTAGGAACAGTCCACTCCGAACGTATGTTAAATGGTAGTTCATATTCAATTAATTTGAATGTGTCTCCTACATAGTTCGGACATGACTCTCCCACCAAAGGAAAATAACCCAGTAACGTGGGGTTAGATTTCTCTTGACAAATCGTATTCACTTTAGTAAAAGTGGTTTTATGACTTGTCACTTTGGCCAATTCTTTGTGAATTTTCGCCCGCAACCTATAGATTGGGGGCCTCAATTCACGAATTGGAGGTACAGGCGTGCCGTTCCAGGCGTCTAACACAAATTGTGTTGAACATTCCTGCAATAATGCATCCTTGAACTTCCAGCTACTCTTTGGACGATCTTTATAAATATCCACACGCGAAGCCAAAAACTTCGACTTGGATTTCATAATTTTCGTACCCTCGCGAAAAGCGGTGTTCCATGAAAGGAACTTCACTTCGCTAGGGTCTGAGTATGACTGGACCATTCCTAGAACTCGATTATACGTTTTGCAATTTGCATAACGATTTAATCGAAGATCTAGTCCGCCTAATATATTTGGTAAATTCGGGTCACCCCCAATTTTTCTAAATAATTCAAATTCACTGTAAAACCGAGAATTTGACATTAAGCGGTTGTACACTCTCCATTTGGTTTTATGGAACTTCATCTGATCAAGAACCGAACGTCCTACTGTGTAGTACGTTTGTTTTTCCTTGGCAGATGGAAGTCCGAAAGCCATCCGGGTTGGAATTCCACCAATAGGAATTCCATCAAGTGTACATCTCTCTACAAATATCCCCTTCCTCGAATGAAGAACATCTTTCGTTTTAGAGACGACGGAGCCAAATTGAGATATCAATAGATTAAAATTCACATTTTCTTCTAATGATGTCAAAAATTGACCGTCATCTCCACACGTAATTATGTCCTTCTTCGTCGGGCGAATATGAGATTTCTCGAAACAATATATTGTTACGAGAGGTAGAGAGGGCCAAGCTAAAGGTTCCCCCATTGAGGGACCCCTTAGCTGAGTGCCGACGAAATCATAACGGGCTCGAATGTGTCTTGACCATACCGAAGGGTATGCCTGGACAGCAAGCGAGACAGTTATTTTATCGTCATCATCGAGATAGAACAGATTGATCCTCTTCTTAGCTCGAGAAATGTGTTCAATTCTTAGCCCACTGTTTAAAAACAATGGCTTCGAATGGAACAACTCTCGAAAAAGAGGATCAGGTATTGAAGAATCAAGACATGAATCAAAGTCTAATAAACTAGATTCTGCTCCTGAAGGTTCAACAAGTATTCTACCTCCTTCTGGAAATACGTATGTAAGGAATTCGTGAGCGAAAGGAAATTCACTTAAGAATCCCTTATCAATCATACGTTGATAAATTTCCAGTGGAAGGGCGAAGGGATGTAAATCCGTCGCAAAGCTTAGATCTTGAGATCTAATAAGCTTACCCTTCCTGGGTTTAATGAAAGAATAATGTGAAGTCCGAAGACTTCCAACTATTCTCTCATCCCGAATGAGGATTTTATTGAGGATGGATCTAAATAGGCCCGCAATTATCTGTACAAGTACACTACTTTTACAGGGCGATCTAAATTTCCCACCTCTCTCCTCAGTGACCATAACACAAAGCTTCATAACTTCGTGTTTTAACAATCTAATAAGATTCATTGCTCCGGCCACCAAAAGTCTACTTTTCGCGAATGCGACCAAGTAGTCTGGTGATAGTCTGAGCCTTTGCTTATAAATTGGGTCAATATCCAAGATATCGCTATTGATACAACATGTATCAAGTGCACCGGATCGAACATTTCTGACAGTTCGACCACGTGCACTTGCACCACGTCTTTGAAGACCATGTTGTGCAATTGGAGATCTTGGGGGTTCAGGTATCTCACCATCTTCTGCAAGCTCAATTTTCCTGTTGATGGCTGCAATTTCCATATTACAAATTGGAGATCGCCCATCAACATAGAGACTTACAGGTTTTGAGACCCTGACCCATTGATCAATGTCATTCTCTATACCAGTTTTCATTCGAGCCAATTGATAACTTATAATTGACTTATATAATGAAGACTGCCCTCCTTCTAATCGTGTCCGTTCAAGACACCCTGAGTTGGAGATAGAGACCGACGGCTTGACAGCAATGTCAGGCTTGTGATCATCGATCCATTTCGAGAACCACTCTCCAAAGTCAGCTATTCTAGCTTTAGAATATTCTGACCTCTTCGAGAGTCTCGAAATGGTGTCCTGCGCATCGGGCTTATCGCCGTGCGGAAGACATCTGGCCATGTACCTAAATTGAAGATAGTGTAAATCACTCTTCAGATAAGGTACTAGGACAGAAAAGGAATTATGTACGTCCAGCTGATGACTGGCTCCAAACAATGTTCTGTCACAAAAATGACAGAAGTCTTTTGCTTGGAGTAACATACCGTTCGGGTCCTTGAATAATAGGGTGGGTAGTTTATTATT